ATGGCGGGAACAGACCTTGAAATTAAAAGTTTAGTTTCAAATGCAGATTTTTTTATACGAGGTAATGATGATGGTTCTGAAATTACTGCTCTTACTCTTGATATGTCAGATGCTGGTAAAGCTACATTTAATTCAGGAGTGATTTCTGCCTCAGATACAGATACACAAAGCGTATTTGGTAGAACTGCAATAGGTTTTGTAAGTGGTTTATCAGATTTTGCATTTTTAAGTCATATAGATCGTGCAAATTCTACTGATTTTGGTTTTGTGCAAAGTTCAGCAGGTGCTACTTTTTTGAATGCTGCATCAGGTCAAAGTGTAAATTTACAAATTGGGGGTTCAAGAAAACTTACATTGGATTCTTCAGGTCGTGTCTCCATAGGAACTACAACTACTGACAGAGAATTAAAAGTTCAAAAATCTGGAGATAGTTGTGTTATAGCAATAGTTTCTGGCACATCTAATCTTTCTGGTATAGTCATGGGTGATACTGATGATGATGATATAGGACATATTCTTTACAATAATAGTAATAATTCTATGAGTTTTAGAACTAATACTTCTGATGCAGTGACTATTGACAGCAGTCAAAATGTTGTAATTGGTACGAGCAGTCCTTCTTCAAAATTAAGTGTAAAAGCTGACCAAGAAAATTTAATTGATTTACAAAGAACAACAACAACAACTGGTGCTGCATATATAAAATACATTAATGATGGTGGTAATTATTATGTAGGCGTTGATTCTTCAGCAGGAAATAGATTGTTTGCATCTGGTGGTGCAGCTTACGCTTTGTCTTTAACTACAGAAAGTGCAAGAGATATATGCTTTGGTACAAACAATACAGAAAGAGCAAGGATTCATGCAGGAGGTGGTCTTGCTGTTGGAACAAGTACACAAAGAACATTTTTTGATGTACAAGGTACAACAACAAGTGATGTTATGACTGTTTTAAACGGAGGTACAGGAAACGCTAATATTGGTATGATTATATTTAGAGATGGTGCTGCTGATTTTTGTGGTCAAATCACTTCTAATCCTAGCACTAATACGACATCTTACAACACTTCCTCAGATGCTAGACTTAAAAATGTTTTAGGAGAAGCAAAAGGTTTAGAAATTATAAATCAATTAAATCCAGTACATTTTGAATGGAAAAAATCTGGAATAAAACAAGATGGTTTAATAGCACAAGAAGTTGAACCTATTGTGCCTAACGCAGTTGTACATAATGAAGAAAGTGATGTTTACTCTATGGATTACAGTAAATTAGTATCACCACTTATAAAAGCTATACAAGAACAACAAGAACAGATTGATGCCTTACAATCTGAAATTAACTTATTAAAAGGAGAATAAATATGGCAATAGGATATACGTGGGATTGTAAAACATGTGATACATATCCCTCTAAAAGTGGTAAATCTAATGTAGTACATAACGTACATTGGAGACTTACTGCAAAAGACGATACTAATAAAGATAGTGAAGGTGAATACTGGACTGCTGAAGTTTATGGTTCGCAAGCCGTAAGCACAGATGATTTATCTAGTTTTATTAACTGGTCAAGTTTAAAATCTAGTGACGTGCAAGGTTGGGTAGAAACAGCCATGGGTAGTGATACTGTTACAGATATGAAAACATCATTAAATGCAGCAATAGCTGAAAAGATTACACCTACAAGCGTTACTAAAACTTTAAGTGAGTAAAAATGACTAAAGAAAACCAAGAACCTATAGTTATGTTAAATGATAAAGAAATGAAAGTTTCTGATTTAACACCACAACAACAATATTTACATTCGCAGATATTAGATTTATCAAATCAAGAATCACGAATACAATTTCAACTAGACCAAGTTAAGGCTAGTAAAAGTGTTTTTGAAAAAGCATTTATCGACTCAACGAAAGAGCAAGCAGATGAAGTTTTAGAAACAGAAACTAAAACGTTAGAAAACTAAAAGGAGACTAAAATGAAAAATATATTGATATTAATAAGCTCAGTGTTTATAACATCTTGTGCAAGTATAGGTGCTGTTATTGACGGAGGTAAAGATTTAACCACAAGCGTCATAGATTCTACTGTAAAAACAGCAGGTAACATAACTAATGCAGCATTAGAGGATGTTGCTGCTGTTGTTGAAACTGTTGCAGAGTCAACTGAAGGAATAGTTGATAACGTAGTAGAAGAAATAGACGAGCAAACAAATGAGTTGCAAGATGAAACCGTTGAAGAAAAACAGGAGAAATAAATGATTTGGATTAACGTATTTACTTGGATATGCACAATAATTGCAATAGCGTCTTTTATAGCTGCTGTGACACCAACTCCTCAAGGAGATAAATGGTTAGCAAAACTATACAAAGTTATTGATTGGTGTGCTTTAAATGTTTTAAAGGCAAAGGATAAGTAATATGAGTTTTCTAAAAAGATTATGGGGTAACATTACTGGCACAACAGAAGTAAAAGTAAGAGCTAGAAACAAAAAAGGTCATTATGTGGCTGATGATAAATCCACACCTAATGTTAATGAAGCCTGGACTACAAAACGAGTAAAAAAAACTCAAACTAAGTAATGGCTAAATCTCCAGATGCGTTTGTATATAATGCTACGCTAGAACGTATTGTAGATGGCGATACTTTTGATTGTAGTCTTGATCTTGGTTTTGATGTAAAGCTACATAAACAACGTGTAAGGTTAGCTGGGATTGATACTCCAGAAAGCCGCACAAGAGATCTTGCAGAAAAGAAATTAGGACTTGCCGCAAAGGCAAGACTTAAAGAATTATGTATTGGTAATTTTAAAGTAAAGTCACTGGGTAAAGGAAAATATGGACGAATACTTGGAATACCGTACACAGAAGACGGTAGAGATATTTGCCAAGTTCTTATCAAAGAGGGACATGCAGTAGAATATGACGGAGGCAAAAAAAAGAAAGTTTGGGGTGACTATTGATGGAGCCAGCCGTAACTTTAATTCAAGAGGTTGGTTTCCCTATAGCAGCAGCCCTAGGCCTAGGGTGGTTTATTTATAAGCTTATCATGCGTATTGTTGACGGTATGGAAACAAAACTTGATACCGTTGATGAAAAAGTTGAAGGTCAAATAGCAGCTATAGAAGAGAGGTTAGGCACAAAACTTGACTCTCAGCACGGTATTTTAGTAGCATTAATAGACAGAGTGCGTAGCTTAGATAATGAAATCATACGCCAGGACACTTTAATCAAAACAATATTAGGTGTTCCTCAACTAATTGACAGTAACAAGATAGCAAAAGCAGATAGAGATGATCAAAGAAAGGACTAAACAACAAAAAATTCAAGATGAAATAGCAAAAACCAGAATTGCATCTTGGCTTTTACTTATGGGTGTAATTATGTTCGTTAGTATTTTTGCTATGAATGTAAAATCCGATCAAATAGTTCATAAATTTAAATCACCAAGTTTTAACGGTATGGGCACATCTAGTCATTATTTGACAATAGAAAACCAGGAACATACACGCAAACTTACAATCAAAGAAGAAATTAAAGCTTTGCAAGATGAAATAAAAAGAGAAAAAGAAAACTCTACTCTTGCAAGGTTTATGCGTAATTTAGAATCAAGAGTTTACGCAGAATTATCAAGACAGTTAGTAAATAACTTATTCGGAGAAACACCGCAGAGCGAAGGTGTCATCACTTTAGAAGGTAATACTATTGAGTATACAAGTGATGGTGTAACTTTAACCCTTAAAATTACTGAGGCAGATGGTACAGTTACCGAAATCGTTATTCCTATTGGCACTTTTACTTTCTAGTTGTTCTACATTAGATCAGATTGAAGACACTTATGAGCAAAGGTTTTCTAAAGACGTTGCGAAGATAGAAGATATACAATCACAAGAATTAAAAAACGTACCAATACCACAAGTTAGTCCAGTAGTTGCTGTATATCCTATGTCATTTACTGATCAAACAGGTCAAAGAAAAAGCAACAGCGAGTTCGCTTTATTTAGCACAGCTATTACTCAACAACCAAATGCTTTATTAATTAGAGCTTTAAAACATGCAGGTGATGGTAAGTTTTTTAGAGTGGTTGAGCGAGTAGGACTAGACAACCTTACTAAGGAAAGACAGCTAATTCGTAGTGCCAGAGAACAATCTGCAAACGAAGAAGAAAAGAAAAAAGCTCTACGACCGTTATTGTTTGCTGGTATCCTAATAGAGGGAGCTGTTTTATCTTATGAAGCTAATTTAGAAAGTGGTGGCTCTGGTGCTAGATACTTAGGTATAGGAGCAAGCGTACAATATAGAGAGGATAATATAACTATAAGTATGCGTATGGTTTCTGTAGCAACTGGTGAAGTTTTATTAGAAGTTTTAAGTCAAAAGACCATATTTAGTTATGGTAGATCAGAAGATGTTTTTAGATTTGTGGAAGCAAATACCGAACTTGTAGAAGTTGAGTTTGGTAATGCAAGAAATGAATCGTCCACTATTGCCTTAATGAAAGCTATTGAAGGTGGTGTGCTTGAAATAATTGAAACTGGATATGAAAAAGGTTTCTGGGTTTTACAAAATAATAACGAAGGAGTAGAATTAAATGATGAAGAATAAACTTATAAGCGTATTAGCTGTTTGTTCACTTGCACTATTTTCAGCAGATAATGAAATATATGTTGATCAGTCAGGTACAGGAGCAAATATAGATTTAGAACAACTAGGTATATCAAATATTATTGGCGGTCTTAATAGTTCAGCAGGTGATTTAACTGCTTTTGATTTAGATGGTAATAGTATGACACTTGATATAAATATGATTGGTGCAACCAATAAATTCCTAGGAGACATATTTTCAGACAACTTTACTGGTTTTTATGAATTTGATGGCGGTACCAATACTTTTACAATACAAGTAGATCCAACAGACACTTATAGCTCTGATGGTTCTAATCAGTATGTAGATGTTACAGGTAGCGGTAACACTTTTACTTTAAATCAAGGCACTAGTGCTATGGCATCAAATTTAGATTTAGATTGGATTATAAATGGTTCTAATAACACTATAACATCTAATATAAATATAGATGGTGCAACAAACTATATGGATATTGACGGTTCAGATAACTCTGTTACTTACACTGGCACAGGTGTTACAGCCTCGGCAGGTGGATATTTTTATCTTGATCACACAGGTGGCTCAAGAACATTTAATATTTCACAACTAAGTACACAAGATAATGACTGGCTCAAGATTATATCTGTATCTGGCACTGCTGCTTCTACCGTTTGTGTTGTTCAAAACGACCAAGGTACAAGCACAAGCTGTTGATATTGGCGACATATCTGAACTAAACGGCACTGCACAAATTGTTAGAGATAAGCCTTATGATGCAGGCTTAAAGTTCGCTATACAAAGTAATGATGAGGCCATAACCAAAGATGGGCGTATGGCTATTACTTTTCTTGATGAATCTACTGTAAAACTTACAGAACATAGTCAGCTTCTTATTGACGAATACATATACGATCCCGATCCTAGCAAAGCAAAGATGGCTCTTACCTTTGGTCTTGGTACTGCAAGGTTTATAACAGGCAATCTAAATCGTATAGATAAACAAAACATAACTTTAAAAACACCAACAGCAAATATAGCAATACGTGGGACGGATTTTACGGCAACAGTTGATGAATTGGGACGTAGCCTTATAATTTTGCTACCAGACGCTCTAGGGCTTTCTAGTGGCGAAATAGAGGTAGTTACTGCTATGGGCACTGTAATACTTAATAAACCTTACGAAGCAACTACCGTAAGTGTATTCGAATCAGCTCCTACTAAACCTGTTATTTTGGATCTTACCTTAGACGTAATAGACAACATGCTTATTGTTACGCCACCAAAAGAAGAAGTATTAGTTGAAGAAGAAACCACTACAACAAAATCAGATAGCGTCCTGGATTTTAACGATTTAGATATTGATTATCTTGCAGAGGATTATTTAAAAGAAGATAGTTTAGAATTTACTGAGTTAGATATAAATTATCTTGATGTAAACTATTTAGAAGACTTGCTAAATGTGTTAGATGCTTTAGCCATTGATGAAGAAGAAGATGTTTTAGCCCAAGCAACCACAACACAAATTACAGGAACTCTACTTGGTAAAGATCCAGATACACAAATAACGGCATTTATTACAGGTAATGTAGTAAGTCTACGCAGAGAAGTAAATGAGAGTGTGCGAGTAGATGTAAACGGTAGTAATGCTTATACTGTAATACTAATACAAGATGGTGTATCTAACGTAATTAAAATAAATGGTGGTAGCGATAGTATAATTACTATCACTCAAAGTGATTAAATGCAGAAACTATTATTACCAATACTTATAATACTTTTAGCACCAGTAATTTATCAATCAACACCTACAGAAATACTTAAATTAAAAGTATTTGACGCTTTTGTAAAAACACCAGAACCATCTGGTAACTTTGTAATACTAAATATTACTGAAGATGATGTAGAGCGTGAGGGTGGTTGGCCTATACCTAGACAAAGATTAGCAGAGATACAAGTAGATCTAATTAACAACGGTGCTATAGGCATAGGATGGGTTATAAGTTTTCCTCAAGCAGATCGTATGGGTGGCGATGAAATATTTGCAGAGTCATTAAAGTTTGCACCATCAGTTTTGGCTATGTTTGAAGATGGTAAGGGTAATTATCCCAAAACACCAGGTACAGTTGTGCTTGGTGAAGATAATGGTGGTATAATGTCAACGGGAGTGAAGGAGAACCTGCTTCTCTTATCCAATCACACACTTCAAGGGTTAGCCATTGCTCCCACAGATATTGATCAATTAGTACGCAGAATACCCTTATTAGTAAAAACACCCAATAACGACTGGATACCTAGTTTTGGCACACAAATCTATAAATCTTTATTAAATGTAGAAACTTATATTATAAAAACTAATGATAATGGAATTGAAGAAATATCAATACGAGGAATACCACCAGTTAAAACAGATAGTTTAGGACGTAAATGGATTAGTTGGGTAGATACTAAAGAAACTACGTTACAAGAGATGCATGTTGCAGGTAAATTTGTATTTATAGGTGTTACAGCTAACGGAGTGATGCCGCAAGTAGCGACAAGTGTTGGTTTGTTAGAACCGCATAAAATACAAGCTGCATTAGCAGAATCTATATTAATTCAAGATAGTCCTTACATACCAGATTATGCGTTAGCTGTAGAAATGCTTTCGTTAGTCTTTTTTGTATCGTTAATTTGGTTTGCTTTGCACCTGTTAGGTATTACTTGGGGTATTACTATTGCTTCGGTTTTAATGATAGTTACCGCTACAACTGGTTACTTTTTAATACAAAAAGGATTATTAATTGACGTGTCCTGGACATTAATATCTGAATTTATAACAGGATCAATAGCCTTTTATCTTAGATTCAGACAACAATATAAGTTAAGACAACAGATAAAAAAACAGTTTGAGCATTATTTAGATCCAAGACAGGTAAAAAAATTACAAGATAATCCAGAATCGTTAGTATTGGGTGGAGAGAGACGATATTGCACATTTCTTTTTACTGATGTTAGAGGCTTTACTGCTATGTCTGAAAAACTTGAACCAGAAGAAGTTACTAAAATTATGAATGAAGCTTTAACAATTCAAGCTAATACTGTAAAAGAATATGATGGTATGGTAGATAAATATATTGGCGATGCTATGATGGCTATATTTAATGCACCAATAGATGTTCCAAACCATGAAACTATGGCAGTTTTATGTGCACAAGATATACAGGACAAATTTAAAAAAGCAAATCTTGGTGTAGAAATAGGTATTGGTGTTAATACTGGATATGCTGTGGTTGGTAACATGGGTAGTGAAACTAGATTTGATTATTCTGCCATAGGTGATGCTGTAAATTTAGCAGCTAGACTAGAGAGCTCAACAAAGGAAGTTGGAGAAGATATTGTTATAGGTTATGATACTATCAGTGCAAGTGACTTCAGCGATCAAATTGTATTGAAAGAACTTGAAAGTATTTTTGTAAAAGGCAAAGTAAAGCCAATTAAAATATATACGTTACAAAATGATTGATAAAAAAATGACAGTTAATGATGTAGCAGAAAGGCTTACAAAGCTTGAAACCATATCTCATGAGCGTTGGAAAACTGCTTTTAATGAGTTTTCTGATATTAAACAAGAAATAACTTATATAAATTCAACTATTAAAGCTGCAACCTTTGGTGTCTTTGGTTTTATAGGTGCTATAGGTATTGCAGTATTAACGAGGTTTTTAATATGAAAGCATTATTTAAAAATATAGTAGGAGCTGTAGCACCAACTTTAGGCACTGCAATTGGTGGACCTATGGGGGGCATGGCTGCAAATATGATTGCAGACGTTTTAGGTGTGCCTAATGATCAAAAATCTATTGAACAAGCTATTCAAAACGCTACTCCAGAGCAAATGTTAGAGCTTAAAAAAGCAGAACAAGCTTTTGAAGTGCAAATGAAAGAGCTTGATGTAGACGTTTTTGCATTAGAAACACAAGATAAACAAAACGCCAGAAGTATGTTTAGTAAAGATTGGACAGCAAGAATTATAGGTGTAGCTACCATAGCTGGATTTTTAGGTTATATATTTTTAGTTACCTTACAACCACCAGAGCAAAACAGCGAAGCCTTGATTAATTTAGTTCTTGGTTATCTTGGAGGATTAGCAAGTGCAATTATTTCGTTTTATTTCGGAGCATCTCACTCACCCGAAAAAGAGTAAAAAAATGCAAATATCACAAGAGGGCATAGCTTTAATAAAAAAGTTTGAAGGTTGCGAGCTCGAGGCCTATAAATGTGCAGCTGGCGTTTGGACTATAGGTTATGGTTCTACAAAAGGAGTTGAAGAAGGTAACATTATAACTCAAGAAGAGGCAGATAATTTATTGTTAGAAGAAATGCACGAATACGAAGGCTATATAAACGATATGGTTACTGTTGACCTTAAACAAAACGAGTTTGATTCCTTGGTATCATGGGTATTTAATTTAGGACCCTCAAACCTATCTTCAAGTACTTTATTGTCCAGGCTTAATAACAAAGTTTGGGATGATGTACCAAATCAAATTAAACGCTGGAATAAAGCTGGTGGACAAGTAAGACAAGGTTTGGTAAGAAGAAGAGAAGCAGAGGCTTTGCTTTTTCAAGGTAAAGATTGGACAGAGGTATAAATGCCATTACAAAAAATTACATTTAGACCAGGTATTAACAGAGAAGGTACAGCTTACGATAACGAAGGTGGTTGGTTTGATTGTAATCTTGTGCGTTTTCGTAAAGGTAGACCAGAAAAATTTGGTGGTTGGGAAAAAATCACAGACGCAACATACCTTGGTACGGCTAGAGCTTTACATAGTTTTATTTCCTTGGGTGGCACAAAATATTTAGGTATAGGCACACATTTAAAATATTATATTGAAAGTGGTGCTGTCTTTAATGATATAACGCCCATACGATCAACTACATCGGCAGGAGACGTAACATTTTCAGCTTCAAACGGTGATGCAACAATTACAGTGGCAGATACTGCTCATGGTGCAGTTAAAAATGATTTTGTAACATTTAGCGGAGCATCTAGTCTTGGAGGCAATATTACAGCTGCAGTATTAAATCAAGAATACCAAATAGCAACAATAGTAAATGCTAATAGCTATACAATAGAAGCAAAAGACACATCTGGCACTACCGTTACAGCAAATTCCTCAGATACTGGTAACGGTGGATCTTCAGTTGTAGGTGCTTATCAAATAAACGTTGGGTTAGATGTTTACGTGCCGAGTACAGGATGGGGCATAAATGGCTGGGGAGAAGGCACTTTTGGAAGTACAAGTGCATTAGACTCAACAAATCAATTAAGGCTTTGGTCACATGATAATTTTGGCGAAGATTTAATTATTAATGCTAGAGCTGGTGGTATTTTTAAGTGGACAGAAAACAATGGTGTTGGTACGAGAGCAGTAGAACTTTCAGGTATAAGTGGTGCAAATTTAGTGCCTACTTTAGGTTTACAAGTAATAACTTCAGAAACTGATAGACATCTTATTGTTTTGGGTGCCGACCCTATTTCTGGTTCATCTAGGACAGGAACCATAGATCCTATGCTGGTTGCGTTCAGTGACCAAGAAAATGAATTAGAATTCGAGCCTCTCACAACTAATACTGCGGGCTCTTTAAGATTATCTAGTGGCTCATCAATAATTGGTGCAGTGAAATCTAGACAAGAAACATTAATATGGACAGATACAGCACTATATAGTATGCAATTTATTGGACCTCCATTTACATTTGGTATTAATTTAATAAACGAAGGGACTGGTTTAGTAGGTCCTAAAGCAGCTGTTACGGCACCTCAAGGCGTTTATTGGATGAGTTATAACAATTTTTATGTTTATAACGGCTCTGTGCAACACTTACCATGTTCAGTACATAATTATGTTTTTAACGATATTAATTTAACACAGTCATTTAAAATTAATGCTTTTACTATTGCCGATAAAAACGAAGTTGGTTGGTTTTA